CGACGCAGTCTCCCTCCAAAACGTGACAAATCGGTGCAAAACGGACATACTCGGTCCAAGATAATGTTGGATTCGCCCTTTATGTCCGATTCCACCCCAGACCAGTCGGGGGCTAGTTAAGAATGGCTAAAATCAAAGGCAAAACCACGCCAAGGCTGGAGACACCCAAAGCCAAAGGCAAGTCCAGAGGCAAAGACTTTGCCGCATGGGTCGAGCGCTATGGGCCACCCCTACTTCCCTGGCAGAAGTACGTTGCCGAGCGCATGATGGTCACCAATAGGCGCGGTGAGTACGTCCACACGACTCAGTTGCTCATCATTGCTCGTCAGATGGGCAAGACTCACCTGGCACGCATGAGAATCCTGTATGAGCTGTTTGTCGAGCCACGAAAGAGCAGGGTGATTGGGCTCTCGTCTAATCGCAACATGGCAATCGATACCTTCCGTCAGGTAGTCGATGTCATCGAATCCAATGACGAGCTGAAGTCGCTCGTTAAACAGATTCGTTACGCGAATGGACAAGAATCAGTCACCTTGCTTGATGGGTCCATGTATGAGATAGCGGCAGCGACGAGGGATGGCGTGCGTGGTAAAACTGCCGACCTGGTTTTCGTGGATGAGTTGCGTGAAATCAGTTCAGAAGCCTGGGCAGCCATTAGACCTACGACCACAGCGACGAACGGCGTGCTCTTGACGTGTAGTAATGCTGGCGACGCTTTCAGCGAGGTGCTCAACTCATTGCGCGAAGCTGCGAACTCCTATCCTCCTAAGTCGCTTGGCTATTGGGAGTATTCAGCGCCAGACTTCTGCCGCTTGACCGATGTGGATGCTATCTTGCAAGCCAATCCTTCGATTGGCTATGGAAACTTTCGCCTGGAAACAGTCCAGGAGTACATCAAGACAGCCAAGCCAGATGACGCACGAACCGAGCACCTGTCTCAATGGATTTCAGCGATTAGTAGCCCCTGGCCTCATCGAGCGTTCGAGGATTTGACAGTTCAGGATTTGCAACTCAATCCTGGCGCTATGACTGTCTTTGCTATTGATACAGCCGTCACTAAGCGCCACGCATCCCTTGTTGCTGCTCAACTTATGCCAGATGGGAAGATTGGCGTGGGCATCATGCAGCAATGGGAGTCTGAGGTTGCTATCGACGAGCTAAAAGTTGCGGCTGAGATTAAGGCATGGTGGGACCGCTACAGGCCCACAATGCTGTGCTATGACAAGTACGCGACAGCATCAATAGCCGATAGGTTAAGCAAATCTGGCTGCAAGACTGTTGACATGTCGGGCCAAATCTTCTACACCGCTTGTTCAGACTTACTCGAAGCGATTGTGAATTGCCGCATCGTCCACAATGGTCAGAATGAGCTGGTGGCTTCAATGAATAACTGCGGAGCCAAGGTCAATGACGCTGGCTGGAGGATTATCAGAAGGCGCTCGGCTGGGCCAGTAGATGCCGCAATCGCTCTAGCCATGTGCGTCCACCAACTACTGAAGCCACAGTCAAAACCTGCCATATTTGTCTAGTTTGTCCGATTTGTCTGCTATACTATGATATATGGCATTTTGGGACAGGTTCCTTACCAACAATAAAAACACAAAGGTTACTGCCCAATATGCCCCTGCAGTCATGGGTGATGACTTTGGTTATTTCAACACGCAGCTACTGCCCAAAGTATCTCGTGACCTGGCTATCTCATTGCCAGCGGTTATTCGTTGCCGTAATCTCATTGCTGGCACAATCGCGTCAATCCCTTTGCACCTTTATCGCAAATCAACGCATGAGCGCATTGGCTCACCGAAATGGTTAGAGCAACCAAGCATCCATCAACCAAGAAGCGTCACTCTAGCTTATAGTGTTGATAGTCTCCTATTTTATGGAGTCTGTTATTGGCAGGTTGTTGAACAATTTGCCGATGACGGCAGACCAGCAAGATTTAACTGGATTGCACCAACGCGAGTCACCCAACAAGTTTCACCTGACTCCCATTTTGTTACTCAGTATTATGTAGATGGCAAAGCTGTCCCTATGGAGGGACTTGGCTCTTTGATTACTTTCCAGGGACTCAGCGAAGGTATCTTAAATACTGGCGCAAGTATTTTGCAGCAAGCGTATAGGGTGCAAACGGCTGCATACAACGCAGCGGTGTCACCAACTCCGACAGGAATCATTAAAAATACTGGCGCAGACCTTTCTGAAGCTGAAGTGGCAGCATTGTTATCTCAATGGAAATCCGCACGTCAACGCGGAACTACTGCCTATCTCACATCTACTCTCGATTACATGCCAAGCCAGTTTTCACCTAAAGACATGGGCTACGTTGATTTGATTCAAAACTTGACAACCCAGATAGCACGACTTTGCAACATTCCTGCTTATTATCTCAGCGCTGATGAGAATAACTCGATGACTTATGCCAATGTAACTGAAGAAAGAAAACAATTTATCTCACTTGCTCTTCAGCCCTATATCACGGCAATTGAGACGCGCCTAAGTATGGACGATATGACAAACACCCAAAACTATGTGCGCTTTGCAATAGATGACACTTTCCTTCGAGCAGACACACTCTCACGCTTGGCAGCCATCGAGAAGATGCTGTCACTTGGGCTGATATCTATTGAGGATGCTCAAGAGATGGAAGACCTCTCACCGAATGGGAACAATAATGAAACTAACGATACAAGCATCTGACATTCAGGCAGACGAAGGCCGCCGCTTAATCTCAGGCAAAATCCTGCCATTCAATAGCGAAGTCGGACAGACCAACGTAGGTAAGGTTCGTTTCCGCGAAGGCTCAGTTCAATGGGATGATGCCAAGAAGGTCAAATTTTTACTTGAGCATGACGCAAAGAAACCCTTGGGTCGAGCCCAAGCAATCACCGCTGACGATAGTGGACTTTTTGCCACGTTTAAGGTTTCGGCAACCAGTCGCGGCAATGATGCACTCATTGAGGCATCTGAAGACCTACGCAGCGGCCTGTCAGTAGGTGTCGAGGTTATCGACAGCAAGCAAGTAGGCAATGTGCTCGAAGTTATCGCAGCACGTCTTGAAGAAGTTTCTCTAGTATCAAATCCAGCCTTTAAGTCGGCTGAGGTGCTAGAGGTAGCAGCGTCCGAGGCAGAAGCCGAGGAAGCAACACCAACCAACGAAAGCGAGGCAACTGTGGAGAACATTACTCCAGAGTCCGTTGCGCCTGAGGCAGTAGAAACTCCAGCAGTAGAGGCCTCACGCCCAACAATCTCGGCAATGCACTATGCAAAGCCAAGAATTGAAGTTACCGCGCCAGCGTATGTTGAGAACACAATCCGAGCAACCTTCGGTGATGACTCAGCAAGACAATGGCTCGCAGCAGCAGCAGATACGACCGATAACGCTGGTCTTATCCCAACTCGTCAGCTCTCTGAGGTAATCAACCCTCTCAGCAATGCTGACCGCCCATTCATCGATGCAATCAGCCGAGGCACTTTGCCTGACGCTGGTATGACCTTCGAGATTCCAAAACTCACACAGGCTCCAACAGTTGCAGAAACCGCAGAAGGCGCAGCACCATCTGAAACAGACCAAAACGTTTCATTCCTCTCGGTAACTGTCAAGAAGTATGCTGGACAACAGACCTTCTCTTACGAACTCCTTGACCGCTCATCTCCAGCGTTTTTTGCCGAGCTAACACGTCAAATGCAGTTCGCTTATGCAAAGGCAACCAACGCAGCAGTTGGAACCGCAGTTGCAGCAGGAGCGACCGATGGTGGAAACCGCACCATGTCAGCAGCTAACTTGCTCGACTTCGTATCGGATGCAGCAGTCAGCATCTACAGCGGCTCACTTGGCTTTGCGACTAATGTAGTTGTTTCACCTGAGCAATGGGGCGCAATCATGGGCCTCATCGATGGAAGCAACCGCCCAGTTTATGTTCAGACCATCAACCCACAGAACGCATCAGCGAACCTCACCCCAACGGGTATTCGTGGAAACGTTCACGGACTGAACCTCTATGTATCACGTTCACTCTCTGGAACTGGCGACGGAACAATCATCGTCATCAACCCAGAAGGCTATACATGGTATGAGTCCAGCTCATTCCGCGTTGAGTCACAGCTCATTGCAACAGGTCAAGTCAATGTTGCACTTTATGGCTACGGCGCAGTTGCAACCAAGGTTGCAGCAGCAGCTTACAAGTGGATGGTTGCATAACCATTCTTTAATCGTGGGGCTGGGTTCGAGGCTCGGCCCAGTCCCACACTAAGCAAGGAAGGATAGAGATGGCCGCTACATACGTCACCAAGGCTGAGTTACGTACGAACCTTGGCATTGGCAGTCTCTATTCAGACGCAGTTGTCGAAGAAGTTTGTCAATCGGCTGAAGATATCGTCAAAGCCAAGTTATATTTTAATAAATCCAACGTCATAGCTCATGAGGCCACAGGTACAACAGGCACGCTTTATTTCGACAGGATTATCACCGACAGATTCTATGTTGGTCAGACTGTCACAGTTGAACTGGTTGCAGCTCATTTTAATGGCTCCCAGACAATCACAAAAGTTACTGATTACACGATTTCGTTTGTTAATGGTTCAATAACTACAACCACAAAACACGCGGTCATTCCCTATGGATATGTTTTAGTTGCTGGTCAACTGGATTACGCCACAGTCCCAGCGGTTCGAGAAGCCTCAATGATGATTGCTGTTGACATCTGGATGGCTCGCACAGTCAGCCAACAAGGCGGCGTTTCAGTTGATTTCACTCCCAGCCCGTACAAAATGGGAAACACTTTGCTAGCGAGAGTTAGAGGCTTATTGGCTGACTATCTTGACCCAGGCGGGCTCGTAGGATGAGCGCAATCACTACCCTACGGGGAACGATAGCAACCGCACTATCAAGCGCATCGGTGTGGTCGGTCTTTTCCTTTCCTCCTGCCACACCGATTGCCAACTCATGCGTCATCAGCCCTGACGATCCTTACATCACGCCAAACAATCTTGGCTATACCAGCGTTGCGCCTCTGGTGAACTTCAAGATTACGCTCATCAAGCCACTCTTTGATAACCAAGGCAATCTCAATGGCATGGAAGATTACATCCTTGAACTTTGGACAAAGTTGGCGGCATCAACTCTCAAATACAACATTGGCGAAGTTTCAACACCAGCAGAACTCAAACTTGCATCAGGCGACATGCTCGCTTGCGATGTGAAGTTGTCCATCCTGTCGAGTTGGAGTTAATATGGATGAGCGCACAGCTTTTCTGGTCAAGATTGGCCAGATTCCTGCCCAGGTAGAGACACCGAAGGCAAAATCACAACCTAAGAAGAAAGAAGAAGACAATGGCTATAGTGCTGAATAACAAGGTCGGTGTCAAAATCGCAACAGTCGATGTCAGCGATGTAGTCACCGCCGCCACCCTTAACTACGCATTCGATGAGATAGAGGTAACAGCTTTTGGCTCGCAAGCTCATCAATTCGTTAAGGGATTGCAGTCAGGAACCCTGACGCTTTCCTTCATGAATGACACCGCAAGCAATGACATCCTAGACACCTTGATTACCAACTTTGGAACTACTGTTGCAGT